ACCCTGGCCAGACACACTTAGGACACCTTAGGTGACCAACCATAGACTGTACAACATTAAACAAACAAACAAACTACCTAACTCTAACAAATTCTGCACTATACTAAGTAACGTCTACCTGTTAATCAATGAATTAATAGGGTCCATAAGCTCAAGAATATATTCAGCGTACAAAATTCCAGTTGGCACATCACCCTCAGGGGACTGCGCTGTCTGGAAGAACGCTCCGGCTGTGCATAATCGAGCAGTGGACTGGTCAGAGACTGATGAAGCTTCAACAATATACCAATCCTGGGAATAATCGTTTGGTTTAACTTCCATTGTGGCCTCTTGCCATACGGGAACTTGGACAAAACGACGGGAGTTGGAAATGCGCGGTAGCACATTAGCAACAGTGAGTGTGTCGGCGGCAGATGCATCTTCGGGATCAGTGGCGAAAGCCATGGCATAATAACCAGCGGCGGTAGTACCCACCACCGGTCTATAGTGGAACTTAAGCTTGGTGAATCGATATTTGCTGAAATTCAAAGCAATAGATCCTGCCCAAGCAAGCCTCTGCACTGGATTAATATATGCTCCAGTGGCTCCCCACGTCTGCCCGGTTGCAATCGGCCAGCTAGAACTCCACACCTCAGTGTTAGCAATACGCACAATTGACCCGTTATTACTAGTGGTAGTAATAGCGCGTGGTACAATGGCATTAGATTGAGTTCTAACACTGGCGGGTCCTCCAACTGTTGTCATTAATGTGCCTGCACCTTTCTTCCTCGACCGACGTGTCCTCTGCCGTTTAGGCTGTGGAGTCACAGGGTCATCCAAAGCACGTTTAAATCGCGCAAGGGCATTGGATAGTTGAGCGGGTGTCATACTGGAAGAAATCATGTTTAACTGGTTAAGTAATACTGTACTGGTTGCTGTGAATCTGTGAATAATGGCTGTAAATTGTTAGTTGTATCGAGTCTTATGGCCCGTAATTCATCCTCAAGTAATTCCTGATCATCAGGTAAAACTCCAAAAGCCTTCCACAACGAGAAACGGGCCTCCGTCACGTCAATGGTAAAATCCCGGCTTGATGAAGCAAAAGAACGCCAAGTACGATGGCCAGTGAACATGTCAGATAAGACACGCTCAACCACATGCTCCCTCACATCAGCTGAGAGGAAACTGCGATAATACTGGTCCAAAACATGCATTCCTTCATATAAAGCAAGACCACACACCGCAGTTGCATACATGATCTCGCTATAAGTAGCAAAATCACGTGAAGTTATGCTAAGTGCGTCTTGTTTGAGGATTTTGTGGATGTTTCTGACCATCATCCATCGGTTATTTCCACAATGGATGGGTCGTGATTGGCAAAACTCCACCTCTTCCAATTCGAAAGAGGGAGGCTCAACCGTCATTTCAAACCCGTATTGTAAATGGTGCTCTGGTAATGTGTCAAGTAGATGCAAATGACAACGCGAGATAAACACCCCACAATCGTCACCATCATCTATAAACCGGTAAGGAACTCCAAGAGACTCTAAATAAGCATGGGACAAGCTGCACATGATAATTACATTACCTAGCGCTGTGTTCATATCTCCTGAGCCTCGGCATCCTTCAACCTCATACCTCACAGCACCGTCACTAAAATTGGCGTATCCCCTATTCTGGATTTGCCACGACAGGTATTGCATTAGGTCAGCAGCATTCCTGTACAACTTTAAGTACCAAGAGTGCTCGAACTCTAACGCTTGACGTGAAATGTGTTGATCAAACCGCGATGCATCAAACCCAACATAACAGCAATCAGGAATAGCATCCCAGTGTTGCTTGATAGTTTCTGCACGGGTCCAAGGATTGTCACATTTGAGGACCACATGGTGACCAAACACT